CCGACGCTCATTGATTTGTCGTAAGAGTTACGGAAACCGATTGCAAGGCTCATATCAGTCCCGTTTCTGAATTGAAGCACGCCAAAGAGTTGCTGTCCTTCCCTGGCTACTCCATAGCTTTCTGACATCAGCTCGAAGCCTGTCAAGATGTCCTGAGTGATGGTCAATAGCTTGTTAGTCAGTCCGTAGTGGCTAACAGGTTGGTAGGTCTCCGTAGCCTGGGGAAGTTCTATCAAATCCAAATCCGCCCTGGTTACGCTCTTTCCGCCGCAATGTAGCATTAACTTTGTATCCATGTTCTTTTCTCCTTTTATAGTGGTTAGTGGTTTTTTGGTTGGTTGCCTCGTACGCTTCCCTTTTCGCCGGATAAGAGATCATTGACAAGTATTGATGGTACAGCATAGTTTAGGCGTCTCCCTCCTATTATTATTAAGATTATTATGCATATTATGTACCATAAGCTATATTGAGCAATTACAAGCACTTGCAAAGTATCCACCTGTAGCAACTGACTAATTATTATCCAGGCAAATAAGCATGATATAACGTAAGCGCGCGATTATCCGTATCTTTCAAGTGGATACCGTGAAAGTATCCAGTTGTATAAAAAGTATCCAAAAACACGTTGTTAGGCGCATTTCGCGCCGCTCGAAAAAAGACAGAAATAAAAAAAAAGATTGACAGTGTAAAAGGGCGCGTGTAAGGTCTATGACCATCAAAGAATAAGTCGAGGCCCTGGCAATGAATAAAGAGCAAGAGACTAAGCTAATAGAAATGACAGTCCAGGGAGCATCAGAGCGCATCATCGCAGGGGAGTTAGGAGTTAATCAATCTACAGTCAATCGTGCGAAGCATCAGCCTACAATAAGACAGCAGATTAAAAGCCTACAGGAAAGAGTTATAACGGAGCTGTCAGAGACGGCTTTTGAAAACGTAAAGCACGCCATAAGCTATTACAAAAATCCAATACAACTAATCCGCTACACAGATACCAAAGGCAAACAACATTTATTGAAAGTCTCCGACGATCAACTAAGGGAGCATGGGGCTAAGTTCAGCCTGGAAGTTATGAGGGCAGCCGGAGCCTTACCCTCACACAGTACAAGCATAGTCATACAACAGATATTTAACAACCCCGCGCCCGAAGTTCCCCAGGTGATAAAAGATATACTTGACACCGTCACACACAGAGATTTAGCCGGAAAGAACTATCTCGACGGTTTTGAGACTGAGGCCCCAGGCCGGACGGAGCCAGTAAACAGCTCGACAGGCCGGACAACAGAGAAAGAGACGGAGACCCCAGGCAGGGAGACCCCAGGCCCAGGGCAAACCATAAGCTAACCCCGCGAAAGTGCGCGGTTTTGTTGTTAGTACGTCGTATAAGATATGTTATGTAAACTGCGACATATAACGACGGAGGGGGGAGGGGGGAGAGCGGAGGCGGGGGGGGGGCGTGGGTCCCGCGAACGCCGTATCCGTTCTACACACGGGGAGGTTTTAGTGAAAGATTTAACGGGGAAGAGGAAGGAATGGAGCGGGTTTGGTTTTGAGGTTTTGGAGAGGCTTGGGGCGAGTGGCCAGGTGTACCTTGTCTGCACCTGTCCGGTCGGCTCATTTACCCGGGAAAGTAGGGTGGACGTTTTAAGGAAACGGGTGCAATGCGTGAAGTGTCGCGGGTGGCTTCCGGTCGAGGCGGTAGGGGTTGACGAGGACTATACTTATTAGCGGGTGACGGAGGCTGTGAATGAGTGCGGTAGTGGAGAGGTTGCGGGCGGAGTGCCGGAAGATCGGGGCCTCTGAGTGCGAGGTTACCGCATACGGGTGGACGGAGAGCGGCATTGAAAAGGCCTTGAACTTATGCGGGGATTTGACGCCGAAGCAGAGGGCCTGGATCCTGGAGCTTATAGACGGCATGATTTTCAGGAATAGGATAATGGATCGATTTTAATTGAGTGGAGGGTAGCTATGTCATATTCATTAAGTCAGAAATGTTGGAAGTGTATGAAGAAGGACAAATGCATGGACGGCAATATTATTGTGGCGGCGGTAAGCATTATTCATTCATTGGGACAGGACAAGGGGCATTTGGGCGGCGGCTCGATAGAGCACAATTGCACGTACGGGTATGAGGAGAGGCCTTCGCCAGATAGGGAGGGCCCGACGCGCTCAGGACTCCGGCCCGCAACGGCGAGGAGGGAAGCATGAAGCGACAGCAAGTATCGTCCTCGCATATAGCGAGCGTGGGCTACGAGAACGGCGTCCTGGAGGTTGAGTTTTTGAGCGGGCAGATCTACCGCGGCGAATGCCCGGAGGAATATTATACCGGCCTGATATCGGCGGAAAGCGTAGGCCGGTATTTTAATGAGATCAAGAACGCGATCACCTTAACGAGGGTACAGACCAATGAAGCTTCTGGATAAACTTGACCGGATGATGCGCGAAAAGAAGAAGGCGCAGTTTTACTTGATGCCTTATGCCAGAAGTCATTTTTACGACAGATTCACCGGCAAGAGTAAGACCTTCAAGAAAAACCGCAGACGCGGATTGTGAGGCATAATGCTGGATTATATACGCTATTTGAATCTCGACAAAAAACTGGACGAAATACTCGAAATACTGAGGGCCGTCCGGAGAAAGGAGGACAGTATCGTGGGAGATTTAGACGCTTTGACAGCTCAGGTACAGGCTATGATTGCGGCAGTAGAACAATCTATTGCCACAATGAACACCCTCGCGGCGGACCTTACCGCGGCAAAGGAAGACCCTGCAGCCATTGCAGCCCTGGCGAGTCAGCTCCAGGCTGAAACAGCGAAATTGACAGCTGCGATTACGGCGGACAATCCGCCAACAGCCGGAACGACCGGCGCGGCCTCAGGCGGGACCGGACAGCCTGCATCCTAAATATGCGAAAGATACGATTCATGGCCGGCGTGGGATCATTCCTGCGTCGGCTATTCCGGCGAAAGCTTATTCCAGACTGTGAATGCCTGGACTGTAAGAGCGCCCTCTTTTTGTATCAGCTCCCTTTGAACATGGGGCTCAGGGTGAAGGCGCTCGATGATTTCAGAGAAAAACACAAGGGTCACAACATCAAATTAAGGGGGAAGAAACTATGTTTGGGATAGACCATTTGAAGATCATCTATACCGCTCTCGAGGAGGCCGCTCAAAAAGACGCTCGATGGCTAGAGCAGCATTATCATGAAGCCAAGGACTATGTAAAAGAGGCGATCGCGTCCATGGAGCAAGACGCCAAAGACGTTGAGGCCAAGGCAAAAGCCGATGCTGAGGCCCTGGCTCAGAAAGTGAAGGAGGAGGCAGCTGCTGCAGAGGCCAAGGCAAAGGCCGTGGCAAGCGAGGAAGCCGCTAAATTATCGGCAGTCGTGGCCGAAAAAGCGTTCAATATCGGGGATGCCGTCGAGTTAAACAGCGGAGGCCCCGCTATGACGGTTATGAGCTTTCCGACAGCCTTTACCGTTGAGTGTAACTGGTTGGACTCCCAGGGCACGCCGCAAAGCCACGTTTTTGACATCAGGACCCTAAAGAAGTACGTCGCTCCCGCGGTGGTATAATGCCTGAGAAAAAGATCAAGAGTCGAGGCGGCGCTAAGAAATGGCGGCGTAAGAAAGTCGGCAAGGGCAAATATATCAATATTGCCATTGTGCCTAAAGCCGGTCCGCGCGGAGGCCATACGATCGCCGGCAAGGTCCACAAAAAGAAGAAAAAGAAGAAAAAACGATAGGAGGGACGTATGTCTAACAGCTTTAAGGGCAATCCTATATTTTTGGACGATTTCAGCTCGGCGATCGACGTTTGCGCGTCTTTGGGCTTTGCAACCGGGACACCATTGAAAGTCAAATCGATTGAATGGGCCTATCCGGCCTCACTCAATGATACAGCCCTCATTACCGACAAAGCTTCCGGTCGACCGATTTTCAAAGAGACGTGCTTTGTGGCGAAGCAGAATATCGCCTTGAATATAGAATCCTGGGTCGACAATCTCTATATCGCTGCAAGTGGCGTGGGAAGCGGCGCCATTTTAATATTTTTGATGTAGGTGCATTATGCGCTATCCATCATTGGGCTATGTAAGCAAGGATCAAAATGGCCAGGTGCTCCCAGGGGCTACCGTGGCCGTTTTTTTGGCAGGGACCAATACGCCGGCAAAGATTTACGCGGCCTCAGCGGGAGGCACTTCCGTAAACAGTATCGTGTCCAATGCCACGACCGGCTTCTTTCAGTTTTGGGTAGATACAGGCGATTATGCCACGACGCAGCTTTTCGACATCTACATAAGCCTGGCCATCTTCCCGAATATCGCATATCAGGGCGCCGTCCTTTACAACACGGCGATCTTTCCGCCCCCGCCTGTAGCGTCAGACGGCACGAGCGGCCTCACAACGACGCAGACGTTTAAAGACGGGACCAATACGACTAAGACCCTTACGATAAAGAACGGCCTAATAACAGGCATTGCATAGGAGGGAACGATGAAAAGCATCGGCTCGAAGAAAAAGCGGAAGAAGCGCTCGAAGAAGGCAAGCCCCGCGAAGTCAACGGTCGCGGGCTCCGACAAAGTGTGGATCGGCGAACAAGACGCGAGAACCCTTGCGGACGCCGAGGTCATATTGGGGGATCCGAAGCGGAAGAGAGAGGCCGTTAAACAGGCCAAGAAGATGGCGAAAGAGAAGATGGAATCCGCCGCGGCAATGATGCATGTCGCCGCCAAAGCCCATGTGAAAAAGCCGAAAAAGGCTAACAAATCCAAGAAGAACGAGGCTGCTTTTGAATGACGCTTGAAAGTGCAGAGCTGCTAACACCATGCATCGAAGAGCCGCACGTATACGATGACGGTCGATGGGACGATATCGACTTCACTCCCTATGAGGGCTTTGCGAGTTTCATTCCTACCGACGTTTTTACAACGCTGATGAACGCCCGGACTCAGATCGTTTGCCTCGTCACGGGTAACCGTTTCGGCAAGACAAAATACATCGGGCGAAAGATCGTTTACGGCCTCATGGGGAGATCTCCTATCCCGTACCACAATATGATGCCTGCCACGCCTTACAGGGTCATCCGTATAGGCGCATTTACCCTGCCAAGCGACAAAGACCATGAAGTAAGAAATACCGTTTATCCCGCAATTAAGGGCCAGCTGCCCCCGACTATGATCATGAGGGATAAAAGGGGCGAGGCTATAGACATTACGGCCCGGGATACCACGGTTACCGTCCTGCCCTCGCGCGGCGGCAAGCCTGCTTATCTTGAATTTGTTTCTTATGGCCAAACGGTAGGATCCCAGGCGGGCGTCGACCGCTTTCTCATAGACGTCGACGAAGTATGCCCTTATTCGTTTTACGAGGAATCGATCGCGCGTCTCGCCCTCAGCAACGGGCAGCTTCTAACCGGCTTCACACCCGTTGAGGCCGATTGGATGTATGGCGAGCTTTATGAGCGGGCCCGTATCATCGTGCGAACCGAGGCCGTCCGTAACTTCATGAAAAAATACATGGGGCAGACAGTACTCCCCGTTGAAAGAACGGATTCGCTAGCCGACATTTGCGTTATCCAGGCTGCTACGGACGACAACCCTGTTTTTCAGATCCTCGTCGACAACAAAAAGCAGGACATCAAGGACGGCAGAATCAGCAGGGCAGATTTTCCCTACGAAACAGTAAGCGAGTACCTGGACATGCGGTTTGCGTATGATGACCCTGACACGATCGCCATGCGCAGGTTTGGCATCTTCCGGAGAATCACTGGAGCGATCTATAAGCAATTCCAGGTTATGGTCCATAAGATCGACGAGTATAAATATTTCCCCCAGGGGATACCGCATGAATGGTTTCTCGTGCGGCTTTGCGATTATCATCAAAACGTGCCATGGGCCATTTCCTGGCTCGCCTTAAGCCCTGAAAACGAATGTTTCGCCTGGGAAGAAATGAACCCGTCGCCCCTCAGCACTACCACGCTCGACGTATGCAAAGAGATAGTGAACCTGAGCGGGGATTATAAGTTTCAATTCAACCTCATGGATCCCCTGGCAAATGAGACTCAGAGCAATACTAACAAGACCGTTTTTGACGATTTTAATAAGCATTTCCGCGCTATGAAAGCTGAGGGAATGGGTACAGGCGGATATTGGGAGCCCTGGGATACGAAAGGGAAAACGGGGCAGGACAGGGTAAGAGAGCGCCTGATTAATTCTCTCATATGCGGGAAGCCTTTCAATAACCTTCAAATCCGCGACGGCAAAGAAGTCCGGTTACCGACTTTTTGGGTATTCTCCAGGTGTACTCAGACGATCGCGAGCCTCAAAAACTGGAGACAGGATACATGGGCGAATCCGGACGACGTCCTGACGAAAGACGAGAAGGACAAGCCTGAGCAAAAATGGTCACACTTTAACAAATGCCTCGAGGCGGCTATGAAAGACATCCGTTTCAGAGGCAAGCCATACGAATATCGATCCTCTCGGGAGCGGAGCACGGGCACGCGCGAGAGGGACCAACTTGAGGAGCATCGGCGCCGGCACTTTCAAGGCCGTCGATTCCAGGGGAGAGCGCAATAATGCCGATTTACGATTACTGGTGCAAGAAGTGTTATAAATGGTTTGAAGTCTTAAGGCCCATGAAGGACAGCGACAAGAAGCTGAAATGCCGTCATTGTAAACGGCTTTTGGCGCGGATCTTTATCAAACCTACACTATTCAGGGTGAACTGATTATGGCTACGAGAGCGAAGAAAACGAAGCAGGAAGCCAATCGAGAGAAGCTAAAGAAGCCGGATCCCCAATACGGCAAATATAAATTAGTCGAAGGCTATCTCGGGTCGGTCGTCGTTGAGAGCGAGTATTGGACGGCAAAGGCAAATAACGATACCGAGTACTCGGAGTTTCAATCGCTTCTCGATAAGGTCGACGGGCTACGCTCAGAGAAAAATTATGACTGGATGGCGGATATCAACCTGGGCGTTTTCATAGCGCATCTTCTGACTGAAACCTCAGAATGGGTACAGCAATATTTCATGACGCGGGACTTCGTTGAAGTTTATCTCGAGGGGAGCGGCGAACGCGACAAGGCAAGTTGCCTGGCCACGAAAACCCTCTTGAACAAAACCTACAATATGCGCGGGGTTTATCATTTCCAAAAATACGTGCGCGCCCGTATAATCAACTGGCTTTTCGGTCAATGTTGGAAGATCTATTTTTGGGAGAAGGAAACCAGGGAGATAGAAGAAAAGCAGCCCTCTCTCCGGAAGATCGTGCCCGCCTTTGACGATCAGGGCAATAAGACGTCGAAGGTTGTCAAATTCGAACAGCCGACCAAAAAGAAGAAGAAGATCCTTATGGACCGCGCAAACTATGAAGTCCTGGATCCCCGCAACGTGTTTACTAATTTCCAGTACTGCTATTCCGCGCAGCAAAAGCCCTGGGTGATAGTGCGCTCAGAGACTAATCTGCAAAAGATGCAGAGCCAGAAAGAGGATTTTGGATATTTCAACCTGGACATCATCGAATCAAAGCTAAAGGCGAACCTGGAGACCGACGTTTCACGTGAAACATACAACTACCTGGAGCAAAAAACGCCCTTTGTCCGCACTCCTATCATAGATTTTGATATCCTCGACAGGTACGGCTTCATGTGGGCCATAGTTAAAAAGAGAGACGAGGAGGACGGATCTCCGACTGAGATCGAGCCAGGCGTTAACGAACTGGGCCAGGTCCTCGAGAAGGCCGAGCTAATTGAAACGATCGTTTCATTCGCCGTCATTCAGGGAGACTGGACGCTATGCAGGTATCAGGCGACGTGGGCTATTGATTACAACGGGCGGGCCTATAAGCCTCTTGTGCGTTCATGGAATTATATCCACCCGACCAAGGATACCGGTTTGAGCGACGGCAAGAATCTCCGGGAGATAGACACCGGCATTAACGACACTTTCAACGTGTCCCAGGACAGGACCATGCTCGCCACGTTGCCAACACTGAAAGGCAAGAAGTCTGCCCTCGAGGAAAACCCGACTGTGTTTATCGAGCCGGAGCATATCATCGAACTGGAAAACCCAGAAACAGACCTTATGGAATTGAAGATCGAGGAGAATATCGAGGCCGCTTTGAAACAGATGTCCACGTTGATGTCCATGGCGTCTCAGGCCGACGCGGTATGGCCCACGACCCAGGGAGGCACGCCGGCAAAAGCGGGAGAAACCGCGACATCTATCCAGGCTTCGGAATCCCGAACGAATATGCGCGGATCCTACAAGTCTCTTACTTACGAGTATACGAGCCTGACCGAAGAATACTGGATTGTAAATCAGATGGCCTATCGCTTCGCCGAGCCCGAGACAATAGAAAAGCTGATGGGGAAGAAGTTGGCCCAGGTATGGAATCCGGACGGCGATTATACGTATGTGCCCCTGAGCCAGTCGATTGAGGCCGAGCACAACAAAATCAAGAAGGTGCAAACCTGGGATCAGATCCTCGGCCGCATCGTGAATACGAAAAACAAGAAAACGGCTATGCTTGTCAATTTCATCATTGCGGAAATCTGTAAGCTCATGGGCTCGGATTACAGGGACTTTTCGCGATACCTTCTTGACGAGACCGACCAGGTCGGCGACGAGGGGAAACAGGGCAAAGACGCCAAAGAAGAAGCGACAAGCAATCAAACGGGACTCGCCCAGGGGGAGGGGGAGAAATCCGCAAGGGAGACTGGTAACATAGCCGGAGCCGGAGCGGCAGCATGACAGACGACGAAAGACGCGAGTATGTAAGGAACATCGGCAAAGGGGGCATCAAGCTCCTCGCGGTCCTTGAGAAGTTGAAGCCGATTGTTGACCTTTGGCTCAACGACGAGCTCGGCAAATCTCTACTCGATGAAGATATCCGGCAGCACGTCGTTCTTATGAATCGAGTTTACGACAGCATCATCCAGAACGCGGAGGCAAGCAGGGAAGACCTCATTGCACTAAAAATTACTTATGCGCGGCTAAAGAAGATCGGCCTAACGATTAATAATTACGAGAGTCTACTGGAGAAAGGCAAGAAGCGTGAAGCCGCAACAATATCAAAAACTCAAAAAAGAACTGGACGAATTGCTAAAAAGGTTTAATGTAGTCGAAAAAAGCGACGGTTTCGGTACTCATGGACAAATTATTGTTCACATCAATAACGGAGACGTTTCAGATATATGGATGAACGGCAGACTAGGCAGAGATCCCCGACCTGAGGGGAAAAGATTTTTGTAATCGGTTAGTCATACCTGAAAAGGCTATATGAACCCGGCGAACGTGAGGCGAAAATATCCCTCATGCGCCGGGTTTTTTAATTCAATGAAAGGAGAGCGTTATGGCAAAAGAAAACAAGGAAAAGAAAGCCGGCAACGGCGAAGGCAAAGATGCCATCGCCGACGCGATCGCCTTGTTGAAATCAGCACAGGAAGCGGATTTAGGGACGGGCGACGGCAAAGAGAAAAAAGAGGGCCAGGAGGGGAAAGAAGGCGAGCATACCGATACAGGCACCCCGGGTGAGGAAGGCAAAGAGGACCTCGAACACGGCGAAAAAAGCCGCATCGGCAGGCGCCAGAAAAGGCTCGAAAAAGAGTTTTCTTCGTTCCGTTCCGAAGTAAGCGGCAAGCTTGATCAAATTATCGATGGGCGTACGGCAGCCCAACAAGGGGAGGATGATCCGGAACCCCCGCTTTCAGAGATCCCCACGGCAGCCGAAGTCAAGGCACATGGCGAATGGGTAATGAGGCAAGCGACGCGATCTATCCGCTCGGAGACAAAAACGCAGGCCGAGGGCCGACAAAAATACTCGCGAGAGTATACGCGCCTGGTCAACGATTATGTCGATGAAGAAGAAGATCCTGAGCTGTTTGCGCTTCTAACGGACAAAAAGGATTTAACGTACAATTCAAAACTGAGCGACGACCCCAAAGAGGATTTCCTGGCTAACTACAGGAACGCCGTCGCGCACCTGAAAGGTAAGACCAAAACCAACGTGCGCGGCACTGAGACCGGAGTACCCAGGGGAACCAATACGGGCGCATCAAACGTCCAAACCGGCCAAGGCAAAGAAGTAGACACAAGCAAGTGGACAGATATGGAGAAAGGGCTTTTGAATCTTTTCTCGAAGGAAGAAATTGCTAAGATGCATGCTGACGGGAAGATATGAGCGAGAGTCGCTTCATTCGTTATGATAGGCGCAAACTTCCCCAGGAAAAAAGGACGATCCCCGTATGGGGCGCGGACCTTCCTGATGCGAAGCAGTCCGGCATCCTGTTTACGTGTTGGAATTGCGGGTTTCTCTGCAATATCACGCGTGATGAATTGGGAGACGGCGTCGGCTATATCGTAACGGATGAAATCAGGATAAAGACTCCTCGCCTGGGTACAGGCGACATTAAGGACCTCTCCTTGTCAATTGACCCCTTCCAGGCCGGCGTACATCTCATGCAGCTCGATCCGAGCGGGGCCCCTGTAACGATATTGCGGCAGATGACGCAGAAAGTCTTTGCCGGGTGCCCTCGATGCGGTTGTAAAAATTACAAATGACAAGGAGGAATTATGGGATTCCAGATTGTACATAACATACCCGAGTCCTTTACTCGGTGGATGCCTATCGACCGTACGGCCGGAGCGACCACGCTTTACGTCGACCAGCTCGTGAAGGGCGATAGTGCGTCATTCAACGGCATGGCGCCATTGGCGGCTGCAAGTGGGGCAGCGGATAAAACCGGCCTGCAGACCATTTTCGGCGTAGTCATAGGCGACAATAATTTCAAACAGACTTTCCTGACCACGTATGGTCAATACAATGCGTCCGTACAGTCCGTTGCGGCACAGCTTGCAAGGAACTGGTTGGGCGTTGAGGGTATGTGGCCGAAAAACGACCCGATGCCCTTTGTGAAAGTTGCGCTCATAGGGCCTCATACCGTTTTGAAGGCTCCTATTTGCAATGCCACTTTGGGCGTGGCTCCGACCGTGCTGACGGCTACGGCAGTCAATGCGACAATGGGCCTTGGGATGACAACCAATGCTTTTGACGGCGCCGGCACGATCGTTGCGAACAAGTCGACGACGTTCTGCAGATCAGGGGCAAATGCCAACATTTACAGGGTCAATAAAGATACGAGCACCACAGTCATGACCTTTGACACTTACTGGCCCTACACCCTGGCGATAGGCGATACATTCGTGAGAGTGAATCTCGCTCCGGGCACCTGCCGTGCGCAGATCAACTCCACTTCTGGGTATCTCGGTATGTGCTTCGATACCGCGGCCGATGTATCGACAAATTATTTCTTGATCGACGTTCTCGACCTGGATCTGAAATATGCCGGGCAGGAAAGCGTCATCTTTAAATTCAATGCCTGCCATTTCCACGGCAGAGCGTTGTCATAAAAGGGGGTGCTACTATGCCTAATCAGATTGACCAAGCAAGATTTCAGTACCTGGTTGAGAAGGGCCTTACAAAGGTTTATGAGGAAACCATCCAGTTTCTCTCTCAGACTCAACCAATCCGCGCGAAGCTCTATAAAGACATGGAATCGGACGGGGCATACTCCGATTTCAATAGCGTCGGATCTTTGCCGGATATCCCCCGCTTCGCAGGGGCGCTCCTGTATTTCGATGTCCCGCCAGGCTTCTCCGTGAGGATCGAGCCCGCAGAGTTTGCCGGAGGCGTCGAGATCGAGAAAAAATTCTGGCTCAACAACCTTTACAACGTCTTGAAGGATTGGCCTAAAAAACTGGCCGTCGCGTCAGACAGGACGAAGGAAAAGGCTGCAGTCAGAGGATATGCCAACATGCCGTCAGTCGGATTTGAATTTGCACAGTCCGAAGAAGGCGTTGCGATTGCGAGCTCCGGCCATCTCACAAAGGCGACCGGAGTAAACACGTCAAACGGGTTCTCTAACCTCGGGTCGGCTGCTTTCCTTCCGACATCAGTCGAAGCAACAAGGATCCTCATGAAGGGATTCAGGGACAGCAACGGTGAAATCATGTCCGTACAGCCGGGCGGGTTCATCGGCCCGACTACCCTCGATCAGAAATTCGAGGAAGTCAATGCCACTCCGAAGGGGCTGTATTCAGCTGAGGGCACGGTCAACGTCCAGGAAGGCAAATGGACGTACGAGACTCACCAGTATTTCAATGACTACTCTACGAAATCCTGGATGATGGTCGACTGGCAGCTCATGATGGAATACGCCGTCTGGATCAGCCGGGTTGAGGACGAATTGACAAACAAGGTCGATTTCGAGACGAAGAAAATCAAGCATTCGACCTATAGCTATTGGGGGTATGGGTTCACAAACTGGCCCTTCATATACTTCCAGCAAGTCACATAAGGAGGTGCCGCTATGGTTCAGCAAGGGACTTACGGATCAGGGCGTCAGCTCATTCGGGAACGGGGAGACATCCTTTTCCCCGTTGCATCGTTGTTTCTCCCGTTTTCCCAGGGGAATATTTATCACGTAAGGCCTGCAAACGGGAACGACGGCAACTACGGAGATCATCCTGATAGCGCATACAAGACTTTAGCAAAGGCGCAAGCAGTGGCGACCGCAAATCAGAACGACATCGTTTTGCTGTATTATGAATCGAATACGGCGGGCAGCACGACAGATTATCAGTCTGCTACTCTTGCCTGGGCGAAGGACAATGTCCATCTGATCGGCGTCGGAGCCGGCCCCATGATAGGGCAAAGGGCCAGGATAGCCCAGTTGTCGTCTGCGCTCACACTGGGCGATCTCTTTAGCCTCTCCGCCAACAACTGCCTTATCCAGGGGATAGAAATATACCAGGGTGCGGCAAATGCGGCCCCGACTCAGACCTATAACCGGGCCATGGTATTGACAGGGATGAGAAACAGAATCATTAATTGCCAGATTTCCGGCATTGGCGACACTTCAATGGATCTGGCCGGATCTTGCTCCCTGGAGGTTGATGGCGACGAGAATTATTTCGGTGATTGCTATATAGGCCTGGATACATATCTCAGGAATGGGACGGCGACTACCGAGATAAATATTAACGGAGGCACGCGCAACCTTTTTGACAGATGTATCGTAAACTGCTTCACGTCGGCCACGACCATGAAGCTCATTACATGGGCTGCAGGATCGTATCATACGGCTACGTGGCTGAGGGATTGCATGCTCTGTGCAGAGCAAAACAGAACAGGCGCGGCTATCCCGACCGGCGCCTTGCTCTTTAATGCTGCCGGCCAGGTCTTTATGTACGGCGGCGGCGTGTTTGGGCCTGCGAATATATCCACCGTGACAAATGCCAATATTCTCGTTCTCTCTGATCAAGGACTTCCGACTCATGCGGATTATCCAGGCATTGCGGTTGGTCAGCAGACTACTTAACAATTAACCCCGAGCGCGGCGGGCAATCCGCGCATTAAAACTTTGGGCGTTAAGGCGAAAGCCGCCCCGAAAGGAGAAAGTTATGGCAGAAGCACAAGAAACAGGGATCCATTGGTTTGGCGAAGTCGATATGAACGAAAGGTCGGGCCTGCCAGGCGCGGATTATCCGAGCTACTATTTTGACCCTCAGATAAGGGACCTTGAGAACGAAGTCCGGTCCATGGAAAGGCAGATTGAGGACGGGGTTTATACGGGGAAGGATCTCCGCAATTTCAAAGAACGATATCAGCAAAGGAAAGCGCGGCTTGATCAGATCCTTGCGAGCAAGCCCGTACTCGAGGGGCCGATAAAAGACAAGGTTAAGAAAGCCAGGAAAGACCTGGGGCAGCTGATCAGGGAAAGCATGTTTACCTATTCGTCCATGAACCGCATGACGGACGACCCTCAGATCGAGGCTAACCGGATGGAGGGACCCTGCATCGAGATAAAGGATCCCGTCGTCGCCGAATTTGTACAGCAAAGGGGATTCCGGATAACGAGGGGCAAGATAAGCAGAAATGCGGCCTGCGTCATCCATAAAGTCATGGGTAAAGTGCTTGGAGAAGAAATTCTCGATATCGAGGAGCTCCGCGGACCCGACAGGGATACGAGAGGCAGGAAAACCTTCTAAGAGGAGAGCGCCATGATCGGATTCGATTATCTGCAGAGGCTGAATCAGATCTTAAACGACGCGCATCCGGCCGGCTACTGGATGGATAAAAAAACGTCGTTTGATTTTATCTTCGAAGCCGCGAAGGATATGAATAAGAAGCTCAAGGCTAAGCACTCGAGCCAGAACTTCACGACAACCATTAACAACATTTCGTATCCGCTCTATCCCGATTTCATGGAGATCCTCACGGAAGATGGCTACAACAACAAAATCATCAAGTACACGACGAGCGGCGGGAATGTGACATGGCTCAGGCGCGCAAGCTACGGCCATATCCTGCATGACAACAACACAACCGCCGTGCCCGTACCGACCAGGTTTGCCGTGACGGATTACGCCCTGGCTTCACGGATAGCGGGCGCGATAACGCTCGCTTCAACAAATGCCGGAGGGGAGACCTCGCTTACTGACAGCAATGCGAATTTCACTCTCGTGAATCCTGGAGATGCCGTTTTAAACACGACGCAGTCATTTATAGGCATAGTCCTGGCCAAAGTGAGCACAACGGTCCTCACGACGGCTATGTTTAATGTTTCCAAGACGCAATCTGCATATGCGGACTGGACTCTTTCAGATGCCTATATTATCCAGCCTCAGGCACAATACCAGTTGATCATCGATCCCCCGCCCGCCAACCCCGCGGATACGATAACGACGGCTTATATCCAGAAACCGGCGCCGGTCTATTCGGATTACGGGAGTTACACGTTTGCGGCCGGATATGAAGAAGCGCTCTTGAAGTACGCTTTTTGGCTCTATAAATATCGAGATACAAATCCCAATTTTGGCGACGCATTCTATAAGTTTTACGATTCTCAGGTAAGAGAGGCAAAGAACGTTCACAGAGGAGCGACGACGCCCAGGGGATTCAAGGTTTCATTTATAAAACGATAAACGGAGGGAATTATGTCACTTCAAACTTGGCAAGAAGCTCTGATAAGCGCCCAACAGGCGGGCACGCTGTACAATACATATACGACGGCGAAGACCGTCCTGCCCGTACAGTCCCTGGTAACATTTCCGGCGAATTATTTTTACATTGGCCGCGCTTTGAGGATCACGATTATTGGCGCGTTAAGCAACGTAGCGACGTCGGCAGGTACGATAACCCTACAACACATGATGGGGGCTGTAGTCGCGTTCACAACGGGGGCGCTCACCTTCTCTACAACGGCCCATACGACGCTGCCTTTCTGGATGGAGACGCTGCTTACATGCCGGGCGATCGGATCGAGCACAAGCGCGAATTTCATGGGGCAATCCTGGATAGCTTCTCAGTGTCTCAATATCTCCGGAGCTGACACGACGACAAGCCATACAATATTGTTAGGCCCGAACACGGCGCCGGCAGTCGGTACAGGATGGGATTCGACAGCCGCTCAGACGCTCGACTTTTGGGCTGGCTTCTCGAATAGCCAAAGCGGCAACGGGATCCAGATACAGCAATATATCGTTGAGGCGCTGAATTAAAATGATTCTTCCCTCAGGCCTGGCTAATCTTTGGGGTTGGTACGATGCTTCGCTTGTTTCCGGAAATGACGGAGACTTGATCTCCTCTCTTCCGGATCAGTCAGGGCATGGCTATAATTTAACTGCATCCGGCACGGCAAGGCCTACCCTTAAGCTCGCCCTGGCCGGGGGGAAAAATATTCTAAGGTTCAACGGCTCGACGAGCACCATGAACACGGGCGCGCAGACGCTGGCCCAACCGCTTACGCTCTTCATGGTCGCCATCATGCAGGCCCATAATAACCAGGGCTATCTATGTGACGGTATAGAATCAGGCTCAAACGGGTGCGCCCTCGAGGAGATCGACGCAAACGGCACCATGCAGGCAGTCGCATCAGCAAGCTACAGCATACAGGGCAATACTACAATGCCGCTCGGGAAGCTCTTTATAATCGAGGCTGTTTTCTCCGGTACCAATTCCGTGTTGAGATATAACAATATTGAATTAACCGGCAATACAGGGACAAATGCCCCGTCCGGCTTTACCGTCGGGTCCTACAAAGGCGGCACCACTTATCTGACGCAGATAGACGTTTGCGAAGCGATAATTTACTCCGATGCAAAAAGCGCCGCCAATAGAACGGATATTCGGAATTACCTGCAGATGAAATGGGCTCCGCCTGAGGCCGCGATCCGAAGAAACCCGCGACTGTTCATGGGCGCGCCGCCCCTGCATTTCAGGACGGATTTTAACAGCCAGGGGCCCAGGGGTAAATATTTCAACAATTTTGCAATCACCGGCGTTACCCGCGATCAATACGGATCCCCTCTCGCCAATTGCACATGCAAGCTTTATCGCACCTGTGATGACAGCGTTGTGCAAAACTTCAATGGTTGGGGAGAGCAAGTTGTAGTTTCCGATGCCGGAGGAAATTTTTCATTCATTGTCGGGAATAATGCCGGGCCTTTTTACGTTGTCGCTTATAAGGCAGGATCCCCGGATGTCGCGGGTACGACTAT